AATACTTCAGTTACTCTTCCAACTACTGGCACATTGGCAACTCTTGCTGGCTCAGAAACATTAACAAATAAAACAATCGCTGCTGGTTCAAACACAATTAGTGGATTAACTAATAGTAATCTTTCTGGATCCGCTGGTATTAGTAATGCCAATTTGGCCAATTCAACTATTTCTGGAATCTCGCTAGGATCTAACTTAGCAACATTAACAATTGGTACTGGGTTATCTGGTACTTCTTATAATGGATCTACTGGTGTTACTATCACAATCGATTCAACAGTTGCTACATTAACTGGTTCTCAGACTTTAACAAATAAAACAATCGCTGCTGGTTCTAATACTATCAGTGGATTAACAAATAGCAACCTTTCTGGTTCTGCTGGTATTACTAATGCTAATCTGGCAAACAGTTCGATAACAGTTGGTACTACATCAATCGCACTTGGCGCTTCTAGTACAACTCTTGCTGGTTTAACATCAGTAACATCAACAAGTTTTACTGGCGCATTAACTGGTAATGCAAGTACAGTAACAAATGGCGTTTATACTACTGATACTGGGTCAGTAACTAATACAATGTTGGCTGGTTCGATTGCTAATGCTAAACTTGTTAATAGTTCTGTTACTATTGGCTCAACTTCAGTTTCCCTTGGCGCAACAGTTACTTCATTTGCTGGTTTAACATCTGTTACTTCAACAAGTTTCACTGGTGCATTAACAGGTAATGCATCAACTGCCACTGCTCTTCAAACTGCTCGTGCGATTAACGGAGTGAACTTTGATGGTTCTGCTGCAATTACTGTTAAAGCAAGTACAACAAATGCTCTGACTATTGGTACTGGTTTAAGCGGAATATCTTTTGATGGATCTGGAGCAGTTACTATTGCTATTGACTCAACAGTTACTACTTTAACTGGCAGTCAAACTTTAACAAATAAAACATTAACAACACCAACTATTAATGGTGCTGCACTTTCAGGTACATTATCTGGAACTCCAACTTTCTCTGGTCTAGTTACATTAAACTATACTGGAGCAGGTTCTAATTCTACTTTAGTTCTTGGTGGTTATAATAGTAAAGGTGGTACTGGTTATCATGATTTCTTAGTTGCTACAAACGGATATGGTAGCGCATCTAATCCAAATAAGTTTATGCGTTTGGATAGTTCTGGTAATTTACAAGTAATAAACAGTGCTTATACTTCAGTAATATTCCAAGTTGGAGATTCTGGTCAGGTATCTTTAGCGCAATCGTCATCAACAAACAACGATCCTACAACAAACTGGTTATCATTTAATAATAATCAGACTGCGATTTATGATGATGGTAATACGCATATTCATAATAGAGCTTCTGGACAATCAATATGGATTAACACCAATGGTGGTGATTTAAGATTACTACAACAGTCTACAGTAAATGGTGGTGCTCTTGGAAATTCTGTTATTGTTGGCGGTTCATCAAGTTCTAGCGCAACGGCATTCTTAAATGTGTTAGGTTCTAAAACTTATACTGTAACCAGTTACGGATATTTAAGTACTAGTGGTGCTGGAACAGGTGGCAACACAGGTAATGTGGCGTATGGTATCTACAATGCCAATCGTATGCAATCTGCAGAGATTGATGTTACTTCTGACGAGCGAGCAAAAGATATTCAAGGAACAATTCCTTTAGAATCTGCTCTTAAATTTGTAAAAGAAGTTGATGGCATTCTTTATACTTGGAAAGAAGGTAAAACTGAAGCTGAGTATGACGCAGGATTGAAGACTGGATTCGGCGCTCAAGCGGTTCACAAAGCTGGATTTGATCATATGATTGGTCACATTCCTAATCCTAAAATGGAAAAGATTGTTGATGAAGATGGTTGGGTTCACCCAGAAGGTATACAATTGACTATGGGGTATAACCAAGCAATTCCATATCACCACGAAGTTATTAAACATCTTTTAGAGCGTATTGAAAAATTAGAAGCGCAGTTAAAGGTAAATAATGTCTAATACTTTACTATCAAATATTGTCGCACCAACAAGTATTGTTACGCTTGGCGCAACACAAACATTAACAAACAAAACACTTACCAGTCCTACTATTAACAGTGCGACTGAAAACAATTTAACATTAACAGGAACTCTTACTGCTAATGGATCAACTGGATCTAATGGTCAAATTTTAACAGCAACTGGAACTGGGGTAAAATGGGCAACTCCTTCTGGTAGTTCATTAGCTACACTTTCTGATGTTTCGTTATCAAACCCACAGTCATCTCAAGTTCTTACATATAATGGAGCACAATGGGTAAATGCTGCAGTTGGTGGTTCTATTGCTTCTGCGGTTTTCGCTGCTGGAGCTTCTTCTGATTTAGGATTAGTTACAGATTTAACTGTAACTCACTCTGAAGATCTTGGATTTATTACCGACACTCCACCAGCTTTATACTATGACCTAAGTATTCTTCAGGTTCAGGGTGTTGTCGCACTTTCAAATTTAGATTCGTCTGTCAGAACAGACTATATCGGTTACTCAATCATTTTTGGTTTTTAAGGATTATATAATATGGCTCGCCAATTAGTTGAAAAATATATTTTTACTCCAGGTACTGCTGGAGCAGGCACAATTAAATTGCCTGGAAAAGTAAACTTATCTCAATTGTTAATTATTGCGAATAAAACACAACAAGTAAATATGTATACTCTTGGTGATCCAACCAAGAATGCTACTGTTTCTTATAATGCAGCCGATACAACATTCAAACCACTTCAAGTTAATGGTCCGACGCAAACATCTACTCAGCTTGGAGCAACGACAGTAACTTTTGCTTCTGACACTTCTTTATATAATTCAACAGATCAAATAGCAGTTTATACCGATGCTCCATCAAATGTTGGTAATATTATTAGACCATATGCATTTGGTGTTGATGCGATTGAGCGCATGCGTGTATCAGAACCACAATCGCTAATTGACGCTGACTTTGAATATGGTCTTCAGCCTACTAAGTGGTTATCATACTCTGACATTTTAACAATTCCAGGAATTTATGAAAAACCTGGACTTGACTTATTCGTTACCAATGTTACAACTGATGGTAACTCTCCATCATTAATTACCGTAACAACATCAGTGGCTCATAACCTTTCTCTTGGTAATCCAGTAATCATATATGGTCTTGGTAATACACCTTATTACGCAAGGGCAGAAGGTTCTTTCGTAATTAATTCTACTCCGCTGACAACAACATTTACTTTCTACGCTAAAGGTATCGTTGGAACTTCTGGATTATCGCTATACACTGGTTCAACATATGGTCGTAAAGCTGGATTCTATAATGGAGCAGGAATTCCTATATCATCAATTACTTCTAACGGAGCAAATCCTTCTGTTATTACAGTAACATGTTCTGCTGCTCATGGTTTAACTCCAGGAGCTCCAATCGTTTCAGTTGCCACATCTAATGGAACAAATCAAAATTTAGTTACTGGTGATTACTATGCAGAAACTGTTCCTTCCTCAACTACATTCACTTTTACTGCTCAAACAGGTGGAGCAGTTTCCAGTTCTGGTTTAACAGCAACAATTTATACTCGTTCTGATGCTTTCGTTGCTCATCGCCCATTTGATGGTGGTGTTCAATTAGGAACTAATACTGCTGCATATGGAGCAACTGTTCTTCGTCAAACTAAAAAATACATGCGTTACCAATCTGGTAAAGGTATTCTGTGGACATCAGGTGTTCTATTTAATCCTGTTGCTAACATGGATCAAATCAGCGCAAGCGGAACAACTGTTGGTTCAACAATTACAGTAACCACTGAATATGAACATGGTCTTCAAGCTGGAGCAACTGTTGTTCTTTCTGGTGTTGTAACATCAGGATATAACGGAACATATGGTGTTACTTCTATTATTAGTGAAGTTGCATTTACTGTTTCTGCCTCATCTGTTTTAGGTTCTGCTTCTGCAGTTTTAACAGACTTACCTCGTGTTACATTAACAGGATGGTCAGGTGCTGCAGTTCGTGTTGGTCCATTCGATGATCAAAACGGATTATTTTGGGAATATGATGGATCTCAACTTTGGGTAGTTCGTCGCTCAGGAACATATCAGTTATCAGGATTTATTAGTGTTAGTACTGGATCGCAATCAGTATCTGGAGTTTCAAGTCGTTTTACTCAACAGTTAAAAGCTGGCGATAACATTGTTATTAAAGGTCAAACATATAAAGTAAACTCAATTACCAATGATACAACAATGACCATTAACCCAGCATTCCGTGGGCAGTCTAATGCTACTTCAATTAAAATTGCTAAAATTCTTGAAGAGCGTTATCCACAATCACAATTCAATGTGGACAAATTAGACGGAACTGGATTCTCTGGATATAATATCGCACTAAACAAAATGCAAATGATGGGAATTTCATTCTCTTGGTATGGTGCTGGTTTTATTGACTTTATGTGTCGTGGTCCAGATGGTAATATGGTTCTGGCTCATCGTATGCCACAAAATAATAAGAACGATGCTGCCTATATGCGTTCTGGTAACATGGTTGTTCGTTATCAATCTATTAATGATGTTGTTGCTGATCGACTTGTTCAATCTATGTCTTCTTCAGATACGACAATCTATGTTAATGATGTGTCAAGATTCCCATCCGCTGGTGGAACTGTTTGGATTGAGGGTGAGTTAATTAACTATACTGGAACAAATTTAGCAAGTAATTCTTTAACAGGATGTACTCGTGGCGCATCTTATTCTTTCTTTGCTGGTGGCACAAACAGATCCTTTACTGGCCAAACTGCTGCTTCTCACGCTGTTGGCAATGGTTATAATGCTGTTCGTTTAGTTAGTGTTACTGCTTCTCCAGTTATTACTCACTGGGGATCTTCTTATATTATGGATGGTAAATTTGACTCTGACCGTGGATACTACTTTAACTATGCTTCTGTAAATAATACTGTTACTGCATCTCAATCTTATACAGCATTTTTCTTAAGATTAGCTCCATCAGTTTCAGATTCTATTTCTGGCAATGGTGGTGTTCGAGATTTAATTAACAAATCTCAGATGTTGTTACAACAGTTACAGATTCAATCAGATCAATCTGTTCAAGTATATGGTATTTTAAATCCAGGAAATGTGGACGCATCAACATTAACATGGTCTTCGATTAATACGGCAGCATTAGGTTCTCAACCTTCTTTTGCTCAGGTTTCAACAAGTAATGCTACTGCTGCAACTCCAGGCGAACAGATTTTCTCAACACTTGGTCAGCCAGGAGGTTTTGCTGCGATTGACTTGTCAGCTTTGAAAGAATTAGGAAACTCGCCAATTGGTGGATATAGTAATTTCCCTGATGGTCCCGATGTCTTGGCAGTAGTTATTAACAATTTGAGTTCTTCAACAGCCCATGTGAACATAAACTTGTTCTGGTCAGAAGCTCAAGCATAAATATACAAAATTAGAGGAAAAAAATGTCCACACAAGTACAATTTAGAAGAGGAACTGCTACTCAGAATAACTCCTTCACTGGAGCGTTGGGTGAGATCACCATTGATACCGATAATAAATCCTTAAGAATCCATGATGGTACAACTCCAGGTGGATCTGCTGTACCAACTTTGAACGGAACTCAAACATTTACTAATAAAACATTTGGTTCTGGTTCTACTTGGAACGGAAATGCTGTTGGTGTTGGGTATGGTGGAACTGGAGCTTCTCTAACAGCTACAGCTGGCGCAATTGTTTACTCAGGTGCTTCTACTTTTGGTTTAACTTCTGCTGGTACTTCTGGACAAGTTTTATCTTCAGCTGGTTCATCTGCTCCAGTTTGGTTGAGTCAATCAGCTTTAACTGTTGGTAATGCTACTCAAGCAACTTATTCAACAAACTTATCAGGTGGTTCTGCTGGTCAGTTAGCATATCAAACTGCTTCTAATACAACAGGATTTATTACTGCTGGCGCATCAGGAACATTCTTACAATCTACTGGAGCAGGTACTGCTCCAACATGGGCAGCTGGTCAAGTAACCTATGGTTCAACTACTGTTGCTCTCGGCGCAACATCTACAACTTTACAGGGATTAACATTAATTGACACCACAACTGGTGCAACTTCAGTATTCCCATCAACATTAGCTCCTGTATTATTTGGTTCTTCGCAAAATATTACTATCGGTAATAACACCTATGGTTCTATTTCTTCAAGTACCACATTCGCATATCCAACTGGAACTGCGGTAACTGCTGCGTCAACATATAGTGGAGTTTCTCAAGCATCTACAACTGGTAATGGTTCTGGCGCTACATTTAATGTGGTTAAATCTGGGTCAGGAACATACTATGCTGCAAACTTTGTTGGTGGTAGTGCGACAATTAGTAACTTGCAAGCGCAAACTGGTTCTGGTCCATGGACTGCAACTCTAACAGGTTTGACTAGCACTGCTGGTTTTGTTGTTGGCGCTCCAATTTCTGCTACCAACGGAACAGGTACTCTCGCTGGTGGAACACCTACCAGCGTTGTTGTTACTTCGATTGTTAATGGAACATCTATTACCTATACACAAACAGGTGGTACTACTCCAATCGTTGGTACGGTAACTGCAGTAACTCAAACTGGTAACACAACAATTACATATAACTCTGGTTCTGTTGGATCAGGATATGCTGTTGGTGATTCTATTACTATTGCTGGAGCATCTTTAGGTGGCGCAACTCCTGCTAATAACCTAACATTTACTTTGGCAACAGCAATCCAACCAATTTATGGAACTGTTAATTTAAATGCTGCTACTGTAACTACTGCTAATACTACATTTACATTCGCGAATACAACAGCCACTACAATTAATGCGTTCGGAGCTGCTACTACAATTTCGCTTGGCGCTTCTACTGGTAAAACTACAATTAACAGTACTGATGATTCTACATCAACAACTACTGGAGCAGTAACTGTTGCTGGTGGTATGAGCGTAGCAAAAGCTGTAAACTTTGGAACTAAACTGTTCCTTGGTTCTGGAGCATATACTGTTGGCCAATCTCTAAACAATCCAACTGCTGTTATTAAAGCGTCTGGTTCTAATTATGTTCAAACATCATTAGTAAATGCAACTAGCACTGGTTCTTCAGATTATATCGCATATGGAGATAACTATCCTGGATATGCAACTGCCGACCATGGTTGGGTTGATATGGGTTTTACTGGCTCTGGGTTTAACGATTCTAATTTTACAATTACTGGTAAAAATGATGGTTATGTATTCGCATCTGCTGTATCAGGAACTGGTTTAACAGGCAACTTAGTATTAGCAACAGATTCAACTGGTACTACTAATGATATTGTTTTGGGTACTGGTGGCTTCCTTGCTGCTAATGAACAGTGGAGATTCGTAAATTCTACAGGCGCTTTACAATTTAAAACGCCAACTATTACATCTTCAACTGGTACGACTGCTAATGTGTTTAACACAACAGTTACAACTGGTAATTTGTTTGGAACTGCAACTAATATTACCGTTGGAGCAAATAGCGGAACATTTACTCATGGCAATCCAACTATTGTTGGAACTCAAGCAGTACAAAATTTATTTAATACTGTAGCTACAACTCTCAATATTGGTGGAGCAGCGACAGTAATTAGTTTAGGTGCTTCTACTGGTAAAACTACAATTAACAGCACTGATAATGCAACAAGCACTGGAACTGGAGCTTTTGTTATTTCTGGTGGTCTTGGTATTGCTAAAGATGTTTGGATTGGTGGTAACTTAAATGTGGCTGGAACAGTAAACCAAACATCATCAACATCTCTTACTGTTAATGATCAATATCTATACCTAGCAAATAATAATACTGGTAACTTGTTAGATACTGGTATGGTTCAAGTGTTTAATGATGGTACGCACAAACATGCTGGTTTAGTTCGTGTAGCTTCTACTGGTAACTACAGATTATTTTCTGGAGCAACTAATGAGCCAGGAGCAACTGTTGATTTTACTAACGCTGTTGATGCTAACCTACAAGTTGGTTCATTATTAACATCAACTACAACATTCAATTTAGTAAACACTGGAGCAACTACTTTAAACATTGGTGGCGCAGCTACTACTATTTCTCTTGGTTCTTCTTCAAGTGCAACATTAACAATAAATCCAGGAACTATTGTTGGCGCAAATAGTACTCAAACATTATTTAATACTGTTGCTACAACTGTTAATGCTTTCGGAGCTGCAACTTCTATCACTTTAGGTAATGCAACATCAGCAACATTAACATTAAATCCAGGAACTATTGTTGGTTCTAACACAGTTCAGAATGTGTTTAACACTGTTGCTACAACTGTTAATGCCTTCGGAGCTGCAGGAACATTAATTCTTGGCGCTTCCTCAGGAACTGCTTCTATTGCTAACCCAACAGTAACATTAACTAATGCTACTGCTCTAAACATTAATGGAGCATCTCCAGTTATTGCTACTACTAGCACTACTGCTTCTGTGTTTAACACAACTGTTACAACACTTAATATCGGTGGCGCAGCGACTACTTTAAACCTTGGCGCTTCTGGTGGTACTACAACTGTTTCTGGTCACATTAAATTAGAAGGTGTTACTTCTACTGGCGCTACTGGTACAGGAAACTTGGTATTTGCTAGCAGTCCGTCTGTTTCTAATTTAACAATAACAGGAACATTAACTGCTGGTGGTTCTGCTGGTACTTCTGGATATTTGTTACAATCAACAGGAACTGGAGTTCAATGGGCTTCTGCTACTATTTCTTTAGCTGGAACATCTGGAACTGGATCGGTTTCCACTGGAGGAACTTTATCTTTTGCTGGATCTAATGGATTTACAGCAACAGTAAGCGGAAGCACTATTACTCTTGCTGACCCACAAAATTTACAAACATCAGCATCAACTGTACAGTTTGCTTCGCTTGGTATTGGAACTACTGCTTCTGGTACGACAGGCGAAATTCGTGCTACAGCAACTATTACTTCTTACTACTCTGACGAAAGACTTAAGACTCGTATTGGCAACATTCAAAATGCTCTTGCCAAAGTTCTTTCGTTGGATGGTTTCCACTATACTGCAAATGAAACCGCACAGGCATTGGGATATGATGGAACCAAACAAGAAGTTGGTTTATCTGCTCAACAAGTTCAAGCAGTTCTTCCAGAAGTTGTTGCCCCTGCTCCAATTGATGAACAGTATTTAACTATCCACTATGATCGTGTTATCCCATTATTAGTTGAAGCAATTAAAGAACAACAAAATCAAATTCAAGAATTAAAAGAATTAGTAGCAAGACTAGGAAAATAATATGGCTATCCCAGCAACTAGAGAAGATTTTAAACAATACTGTCTGCGCAATCTTGGCGCCCCAGTTCTAGAGGTCAATGTGGATGATGACCAGCTGGAAGATCGTATTGATGAAGCGTTAGATATTTTTAGATTATATCACTATGATGGTATTGAAAAATTCTACCTTTCACATAAAGTTACAGCATCTCAGTTAGTAATTACTACAGGTAATGCTGCTTCTTTTGTTCCAGGAAATATTGTTGTTGGATCTACTTCTGGTATTTCGGCAGTAATTTATCCTCAGCTTGATGTTACTACTGCAGTTACAGTTACTGCTGGTGGAACAGGTTATTCATCAAATCCAACAGTAACGATTACTGGAGGTGGTGGGCAAGGGGCAACTGCGATTGCTACTGTTTCTTCAGGTGTAATTACTTCAATTATTATCACAAACGCAGGAGATGGTTATCTTGCTAATCCTGAAGTAATTATCACTGACACAACTGGAACTGGCGCTACTGCTACTGCGAATTTTGGTGTTAAACCAAATAATTTACAAGTTGCTCGTTTTATTCAAACATTTAATATCAACAACGATCCATTTACTCCATCAGGTGCGCCAAAGGCATTTATCCCAGGAGAAGTAATCACTTCTAAAGATAGAAATGGTAATGTTATTAGTGCAACTGTTTCTTCAGATCCAAATACTTACTTAACATTTGGCGATATCGAAAATAAATATATTCCTATCGCTGATGCTGTTTATGGTGTTACTCGTGTGTTACCACTATATCAAGGAACATCTTCTTCAAGAAGTATTTTCGATCTACAATATCAATTGCGTTTGAATGACTTGTATGACTTGTCTAGCACATCTTTGATTTACTATTCAACTGTTATGCAGCACTTAGCGACATTAGATTTGTTACTTAATGGTAAACCAATCTGGCGTTTCAATCGTTTACAAAATAAATTAAATATTGATGTTGATTGGAACAATGCTAACAAAATTGATGTTGGTATGTATATTGTTGTTGAAGCATATCGCGCATTAGACCCTGATCAATTCAAATTAGTTTGGAATGAACCATGGCTGAAGCGTTATACTACTGCTTTAATTAAGCGTCAATGGGGAACTAATCTTTCTAAGTTTAGTGGACTACAACTTCCAGGTGGAGTATCTCTTGATGGTAAAGCACTATATCGCGAAGCAATTGAAGAGATAAGAGCATTAGAAGACGAAATTCAAAACAAAGCAGCACCACTCGACTGGTTCTTAGGATAATCTGTGGCACAAAATGTTTATTTTTCAATGGGTACGCAAAACGAGCAGTACCTTATCGAGGATATAATTTTAGAATCTATCCAAATTTACGGACAAGATTTTTATTATATCCCAAGAACACTTGTAGCTCATGATCAGATCTTGGGCGAAGATCGTCTATCGCAGTTTAAAGAAGCATATCAAATTGAAATGTATCTTGAAACTAATGCTGGGTTTGAGGGTCAGGGTGCTTTTATTAACAAATTTGGTTTAATGATGGAACAGTCAGCAACGCTGACAGTATCTCGTCGCCGTTGGGAGCAACTTGTTGGAAGATTTGGTCAAACAATTATTCCTAATCGTCCGAACGAAGGCGATTTACTTTATTTTCCATTGACCAAAGGTCTTTTCGAAATTAAATTTGTTAAACACCAAGATCCATTTTATCAACTTGGTAAACTTTATGTATATCGTTTGCAGGTTGAACTCTTCCAATATGCTTCTGAGCATTTGGATACTGGTTTAAAAGATATCGATGTTTTCGAATCATTAAAATCTTACGACACAAATTATACTGTAAACGCAACTGGATCTGTAACTCAAGTAACTATGACGAATGCTGGTTCTGGATATAATCCTTCTTTGGTTCCAAAAGTTACATTAACAGGTGGTGGAGGAACCCAAGCGTTCCAGCCAGCAAAACTACAAGCTGTTGTTACTGGTGGATCAGTTTCTCTAAATATTTTGGATGTTGGCACAGGATATGATTCTGCTCCAACAATTACAATTGGAACAAGTTGGGCAGCTTCTACGCCAGTAACAACCAATTCTCAGATATATTTTGGCGCAAATTTATATACAGTAACAGTAGGTGGAACTACAGGAACTACTGCTCCAACAAATACTACAGGCAATTCGTTTGCTGATGGTAGTGCTACATTAACATATGTTGGTTCAGCTGCTACAGCAACTTGCTCTATTGAACCAAATCCAGATTTACCACAAGCATTCGGTGAGAATATTGACTTTAAAGCTGAAGCAACTTCTCTTATTGTTAATTCAAATAATCCTTTGGGTAATATTCAGTAATGTTAAACATTCCACCATTCTATCACGGACTTACTCGTAAAGTTATCGTTTCATTCGGTAGCTTGTTTAGCAACATTCGTGTGCAAAGAGAAAATAATGATGGGACTCTTGGACAAGAGATTACTGTTCCACTAGCATATGCTCCAAAGGAGAAATGGTTAGTTCGTATTGAACAAGATCCAACTCTTGACCGAAATGTTTATACAACATTACCAAGAATGTCTTTTGAAATTACTAGTATGTCATACGATTCTATTAGAAAAACTAATCGTATGAATCAGGTTCAAGCATCAAATACTGGAGTTTCTCCAACAGCAATAAATCAAGCGTATAGTCCTGTTCCTTATAATATTGACATAGCGCTGTATATTTTAACTAAAACTCAAGAAGATGCTTTTCAAATTGTTGAACAAATTCTTCCTTTCTTTACGCCAGAATTTACACTAACAATTAATGCTGTTCCTGAACTCGGTGTAACAATGGATGTTCCAATTATTTTAAATAGTATTAATATTGAAGATAATTACGATGGCGATTTTACTGAGCGTAGATTTGTAACTTATACAATTAACTTTACAATAAAATCTAATTTCTATGGTCCAGTAACCACCAATGGTCCAATTACTAATGTTATTGTTAATGTACCAAGTACACCAACAACAAAGTATACAGCAACTGGTAATTTTAATACCAAAACAATTGAAGAATCTTGGAATGATACATTTTAATGGCGCAAATTTATAACGCAAATCCAAATTTAAAGGCGATTGGTGTAGAAGTAAATTATACACCTGAACAGATTCAAGAATATATTAAGTGTAAAACTGATTACATTTATTTTATTGAAACATACTGTCAGATCGTTACACTTGATAGAGGGCTGCAACCATTTAAACTCTACGAGTGTCAAAAACGCAAATTAAAAATCATTCATGAGAATCGTAAAGTTATTCTTATGGAAGGTCGTCAGCAAGGTAAAACTACCACCTCTGCTGCTTATATTCTTTGGTATACAATTTTTCAAGACGCAAAGAATGTGGCTATTCTAGCCAACAAAGCTACAGCTGCTCGTGAAGTTCTTGCTCGCTATCAGGTTATGTTTGAGGGATTACCAATCTGGTTACAGCAGGGTGTTAAATCGTGGAACAAGGGAGATATTGAACTTGAGAATGGATCTAAAGTTTTTACTGCTGCAACATCTGCTTCAGGTATCCGTGGTAAGTCTGTTAATTTGTTATATGTCGACGAAGCGGCAATTATACCTAATACTGTTGCTGAGCAGTTTTTCGCTTCTGTTTATCCTACTATCTCTGCAGGTGAAACTACAAAAATTCTTTTGAGTTCAACTCCGCTTGGTTATAATCACTTCTGGAAATTCTGGAACGATGCTGATAACAAGCGTAATGGTTTCGTAAATCTGTTTATTCCATACTGGGAAATTCCAGGTCGTGATAAAAAATGGGCTGATGAACAGCGTGGTATTCTTGGCGATCTTAAATTCAATCAAGAGGTTCTTTGTAAATTCCTTGGTTCTGCTCTTACACTTATCAATTCTGATGTAATTGGTAATATGTCACCAACATATCCAATCTATTCTAAAGATGGTTTAGATGTTTATGAAGAACCAGTTTATGAAATAGAAACTGAAGAATACGACGACTTCGGTAAACCAAAATTCAAACCACCACATTCTTATGTTTTAATTGCTGATGTGGGCGCTGGCATTGATGGTGACTATTCAGCTTTTTCAGTTATTGATATTACAACTGCTCCATATAAACAGGTAGCTAAGTTTAGAAAAAACGATGTATCTCCACTATTATATCCAAACTTTATATACAAAGTAGCCAAAGAATACAATAATGCCTATATTTTAATAGAGATAAATATAAGTGAGCAAGTTGCTAATATTCTACATAATGAACTAGAGTATGAAAACCTACTATTTGTGAATAGAAATGCTCAAGGTCAAACGATCTCGGGTGGTTTCGGTGGTGGTCGCACTCAGTTGGGTGTAACAACCGATAGAAAGGTTAAAAGAATTGGTTGTATGAACTTTAAGAGTATGGTTGAGGAACAGAAATTACTTATTCCTGATGCCGATACAATTTCAGAAATTACAACTTTTATAGAATCAAAAGGTTCATACGCTGCAGACGATGGATACAATGACGACCTAGTTATGACACTGGTTCTATTTGGTTGGCTAACTACCCAGCCATATTTTAAAGATTTAAATGATATCAATCTCAGAGAATTGATTTATAAAACTCGAATCAAAGCGATTGAAAATGAATTAACCCCATTTGGGTTTATAGCAGACGGCCAAGGTTCTGAGGAAAGACCTCTTTTGAACTTCTAAAAAGCGGAAAAAACTAAATAATTTGGTGAATGCTTAACTTCAATGGCACAAACAAATAACATGTACATGTAACAAGGAGAATTACAATGCCTTTTCAACTTAGTCCAGGTGTTGCAGTCGTAGAAAAAGATTTCTCATCGATCATCCCAGCAGTAAGTACTTCTACTGGTGCGTTCGCTGGGTCATTCCCATGGGGTCCAGTTTTAAGTCCAATTACAGTCTCTTCTGAGAATCAATTGGTAAAACAATTCGGATTTCCTAACGATTCCAACTTCCAATCTTTCTTTACAGCAGCTAATTTTTTAACATATTCGAACAATCTCTTGTTAGTTCGTGCCGATTCTGCTAGTGCTAAAAATGCTGTTCATATTCAATCTGGTAGTGTTTCATCTATTTCTGTTGGAACTGCTGGTAGCGGATATAATTCATTAGTAGCTTCTTATGCCAATGGTATTGGACCTGCTGTAACAATTTCAGCTCCAGACGAATCTGGTGGTATTCAGGCAACTGCAATTGCTACTATTTCTGGTGGTGGTATTAGTGCTATTTCTGTTGGTACTGGTGGTACTGGTTGGACTGGTACTCCAACAGTAACTATTACTCCTGTTTCTGGAGATAGTGGTACTGGAGCTGCAGCTACTGCTGTTATTTCTGGTGGTGTTATTACTGGATTTACAATTACTACTGCTGGTACTGGATATAAGAAAGTTCCTACAGTAACTGTAACAGGAACTGGAACAGGATTTACTATTGGTGCAGTAACATTAACTACATCTTCTGTAACTGCAATCAATATTACAACTGCTGGTACTGGTTACGCTAACCCACCAACAATTACTATCGCTGCTCCACCAAGTGGAACTACAGCTGTAGCAACTTCTACTATTACTACTGCTGGTGTTAAAATTAACAATGGTCAAGATTACTTAAACAACTACAGCACTGGCGCTGGTGTTGTTGGCGAATTCGCTGCTAAGTATCCAGGAGCATTAGGTAACGGATTATTAATCTCTTACGCTGACTCTACAACTTATTCAACATGGGCATACAAAGGACAGTTTAATTCTGCTCCAGGTACTTCTGCTTATGCTGCTTCTGTTGGTGGATCTCTTGATGAGTTACATGTTGTTATCGTTGATAGCACTGGTGTTTGGACTGGAACTCCAGGAACTATTTTAGAAAAATTTGGTTATGTTTCTAAAGCTGCTGATGCTATGAATAGCAGTGGTGTAAATAATCACTACAAAAATGTAATCAACTCTTCATCAAATTATATTTGGTGGATGGATTATCCATCAGGTAACTGGGGTGCATATGCTTCTGGTGTAACTTTTGCTGCTGCTCAATCTGCTGCTGCTACTGGTTATACACTTTCTGGTGGTGTTTCTGACTACAATTTAACTGACTCATACCAGCAATCTGCTTATGCATTGTTTACTAATGCTGAGTTGTATGATATTAGTTTATTGATGGCAGGTGCTGCTGATTCAACTACTGCTAATTATATCTGCGGTATTGCTGATACTCGTAAAGATTGCGTAGCGTTTATTTCCCCACAAGATGTTTCAGCTGGTGGTCCAATTGTCGGAAATACTTCTACTCAAACTACAGCAATTATTGCTTATCGTAACGCAGTTAATTACTCTGGCTCTTACGCTGTAATGGACTCTGGTTACAAATATCAATACGACCGCTACAACGACAAATATCGTTATA